CCTTGATAGAATGAGTTACGGGCTGCTTCGGCAGCCCGTAACTCATTCTCGTTAGTGTCAAATTCGACCCACGGTACATGACGCTTGCCTTGCTCCTCATACACGATCAGGAAGCGAGGGTAAAAGCCACCTGTCATTGCTTCCGGCGGCATGGCCTTGTGCAGCCAGTCCTTGGTCGAGCCACCCATAACGGTTAAGGTCGGACGCTGGACAATCGCGTTGGGGTTGCTCTTAAGGGAGGCATTGTAGCTATCGCCGGTGGATAGGAGTTCCGTGATAGTTTCAAGCATACCCTGCTGGTATTCCTTCGGGCCAAAGAACTCGGAAAGCTCTTTGGCTAAGAGTACAGCACAGGCCGGATCACCAAGGCCCATCATGGTGGTCACGATTGTTTCAGCGGTGCGCCCACCGATGACACCCACGTTTCCCTGGAGGAGTGAGGCGACTCCGTTTATGGCTGTGTCCTTTCCAATACCAGAGGGACCGACCAGCAGTACACTTATGTTTGGATAGACCTTAAATTGAATCTGGTCAATCCACACATTCCGGCGCAGGCAAGCACCGATTGCACTAATTCCAACTGCGAGGTCAAACCCTACGGGTGTTTCGAGTATTCGCCTTGACTCTACCCATGACTTCAATAGTCCGTTTGGGATGAGTTCCGGGTTGAATGAATTGCTCAAACGCCTCCTTCACCATTGCGTCCCTCTTCCTAAACCATTTGTGCGCACATTCAGGGCATAACGGACTTTGATCATGACCGTAAATGTAGACTGTTAGGATGGTTGGTTCAGAGCAGACAACGCAACTATTCGTAGGTTTCTTCTTCTTCGGCATAGATCAGTTTTTGCGCGTGTTCTAAAGCGGAGGCGAGGCTTTCTGATACCTTCACTGGATTCCCGTCTGGGTCAAACATATCAAAACCCAGGTCATGAGACTGCTCAAACTCTTCAAGGATTGCCTCGAGAGCCTGTTCAAGCTGGTAGGTATACAGATCAGCCATTTGCCCCAATTATAACAGACACTTATTGTTTTGTCAAATAAGCCCAAGCACGCTTGAGCGGTATATGGTGCTTTCGCTTATACGCAATGTCATTGTCCAGAGCCACCCAACCAGCCTCATCAGAGGAGAAATGGGCATAGCCCATTTCTCCTCTTGTCGCTTTGTATTGACCTGTATACACAAGTGCACCTGGATTGTGGTGCGTGGCAGGCAATGTGCCCTTGTGAAAAAATCCTTCTTTCCGAGCTATGTGCTCGGAAAGAAGGGAATGCGTCCAGCAAACACCGATAGGATCAGAAAGTGAAATTGCGTACAAGGCTATAATACCTTTAAGCTTCCCCAGTCGCATTGTCCCCCCTTCATTTCCACATCGAGCGAAAAACCATTTAGCTCAGGCCAAGGCTGGCACATAAGCTCTTTGGTTTTTGCCGCTTGTTTCATTATAGTGGATGACGGCCCTTGCAGCAACAACGAGTCATGGATCTGAGCGGAGATCTTCCACCCTTCCTCGAACAACGCTGTCTTACCGAGGCCCAACCTTGCAATCTCATTCGGAAACCGATCCGGGTAATGAGCGATCATCGCCCGAATGATAATGTCCGCCAGTGTGCTGGCAGGCAAAAACGCCAAGCTTACCGTGCCGACACTGCGGGTCGAGAACCACCGAATCCTTCCAAACGGATTTCTCAAATACCCATCGCGCTTCGCTCGACTAATCGTTTCATCCTGCCAAATGGAAGTCTTTGGGTTTAGCTCTTTCCGCTTTTGAATGAACTCTTTGCACTTACGTTCGCTGTAAAAAAAGCCATTTGCCTCAAGCTCTTCCTGAAGCTTTACGTGGGTCATCCCGTAGTTACCGCCGTGGTTGACCACTTTGGCAGTGTCGTAAAGCTTATCCTCGGTGGTGTTCACCTCAAAGACCTGCTTGCCTTCGGTCCACTTCACAGTGATCGGGTCTTTGCGGCCCTTAATCAAATTCGGTGCATCGAAGAGGACTTTGGCAAGTTCCAGATGTTCGGAAAATCCAGGTTGACGTAACTGAGCCAACCTTTCTGTGTCACCAGCAAGGAACGCGGTGAGCATGTTTTCCGCAGAAGCATAATCGAGTTCGAGGAATGACCAGTCTTCTTGGTCAGGAATGTAAATTTTACGGACTGATTTTGGCTGGTTCTGAATGTTGGGGTCAATGCCTTTGCGCTTGCCGGAACTGGAGAAACGACCTTCAGACGTGCCATGCACAAGCAGGTTAAAGTAAAGGCGGTCTTCGGTCTTTAGGGCGTCTTTGGCAAAGTTGTTGCAGATGGTGATTGCGTCTTTGAGTTGGTCGATGATGCGGAATTCGGGGTGGGTGCGACCCCATGCCTTACGTGCATTGACGTCAGCAGCGGCAGTACCTCGCTTGCGGTTCATGTAAACCTTAAGGCCAAGGCTTGCTGCATAACGCATGACCTGCATGGAGGAAGCCCAAGGCCGGATGGTTTCAGTTTCCTGGACTTTGACTCGCTTAATTTCGGTCAGCTTTGGGGTTTTGATGGGGAGTCCACAAGTTGGGCATTCCAGCTTATCTCCTGGGGACCGAAAGGTAATCTCAACTGGTTCATGTTTGTTTGGTTTCTTTCCCTTGCACTTAGCGGTTTTTGGTTTGTAGGTGCCTGCTGGAGCAGGGATGCTTCTGGTGACTGGGACTTCGATTGGACGGAGTCCGTCTGGTAGTGTTTGCTCAATTTCGTCTACCTCCTTCAAAAGCACTTCTCGGATTGAGGCTACCTTGGTGTTATCGATGCGAATGCCAGCGTCTGCAATGTCGCGGACGATAAACGCAATCGGCACACAGACATTCCAGTAAACATGGTCTAGACCCCACTTAGCAAGCAACGGATCAAGTGCAGCATTGATCTGGAAACTGGCATCAGTGTCACGCGCATTGTACAGTCGGTAAGCCTCTTTTTCACTGAGGCAACCGCCGTAACCACCGATCTCACGAGGGATTGCTCCGGTCTGGTCCCAGGTGCGCCATTGCTGTTTGGTTGCAATAATGTTACCATCTTCATCTTCTTCCTCATGACCACGCCCCTTCCAAAAGGTCTTATTCGTGAAGATGCTTGCCACAAACCCAAGGTCATGTTTGTAGTCGGGTTGAAGCAAATGCTGTTTGAGCATCGTGTCATGGAGCCGTGCTGTGATGTTCCAGCCAAGCCGCGCAAACTGCTTTGTGTCCGCGCCAATGATGTTGTGGCCGATTAGGTCAGTGGCTGACTCGAAGATACGCTTGAATTCGTGCTGGAGGCCGTCCCACTCAGTGACAAGGCAGTTGTAAAAGCGGTCAGTCACACCAGCAATGGTAATGTTGTTGTGTTCGTCCCATTCAAAGTCAAACGCAAAGTTCTTGCTTTTGAAGGCTGCAATGTCAGCACCGCTTGCGAAGAGGTTGTAGTTTTCGGGTGGGGTCACCGGCAGTTTGCCCATGTCATTGATGACGGCAGACGCCAGTGTCATTTTCTTCATCAACTCAATTGGGCTGATGGTGGGAATAACTCGAGACTTGTTCTTGCCTTCGAGCGGAAGCGGAGAGCCACGCCAAACGAGGATGCCGCGCTTGCCGGTAAGGGCACGCAGGGCAAGTTCGCCAACCGCTAGGATCTTGGTATAGGATTCCAGGTCATAGTGGTGGGAGATGCAATACTGGACAGCGGCCATGGCGTCGGCGCGAGAAATTGCATGGAAGCGAACGTCGGCTGGGCTAATGTCCATCGGCGGACGGCAGCACATGACGTTGCCCACATTAATCTTGGCACGCTCAATGTTGTTCTTGGCAAGGAAGTTGTTGAGGAGGCTGCCACAACCGTCGTAGAAGGGAATGCCTTTTTCCACGTCTTCTTGGCGGGGTGCCTCACCAAGGACAATTAGCTTGGAGGAATTCAGTTGGGGCGGGGCATAGCCGTGCCCGATGGTGAACATCGGGCACTTGCTACAGAAAGAGGGTTTACTAAGCATCTAATCCTAATGATAGCTGAGGATCTAGCCTCTTGCAAGCCAGAAGGTATTCGTTTCGCAAGTCTTTCAGTTTTTGGGTGGACCAGTGAGCACCGTCATCGGACTGGTGTGGGTGCTTTGTCAGGTTCAAAAACGGTTCGGCTTTGAGGTTGGTTAGCTTGGCAAAGTGACGGCGAGTGCGAATTCCTGCTTCGATCCAAGTAAACATATTGTCTTTCATGGTTAGTGTCCTTTAAGTTGATTGGCGGGCTTTTGCCCGCCAATCAACTATAACAGCTTTGGAATTTTTGTCAACAACTATCTTTTACCTGCAAGGTACGGAATGATCGGTACAATAAACAGGATGATCGTTGTGATGAGGAGCTTTAGTCCGATGATCATTTTACAGGACACACTCCTCCCGCGCATTCGAGAGACTCCAGGTCACCTTCACCGATCTTCTCCAGGTCAATCGGTTTGATCTTGGTGGAGAGCCGTTCGTATTGCTCTTTGGTAATGGCTTCTTTCGGTGCTTGAGCAAAGCCATGTTCGGAGTGACAAAGGAAGGAAATGGTCTTGAGGTACTTCAGGTTATTTGCAAGCCATTCCTTGAGGGCCGGAAGGTCTTCACGTTTGTAGTAGACGGTGACCGAGACTGCTTGGTCTGCCCAATGCTTTTGGGCGAGGAGTAGCGTGTTCAGTTGCTTCCAGGTGGTCCAGTCCTCGTCAGCAACGGGTAGGCCGTCTGGTGCTTTCTGGTAGAAGTCCACAACAAGGGTGCCATGGTCGATGCGACCATCGAGTTTTTGCTCGGGTTCGATGTTATGGCCTGCTTCGCGCAGGAGCGGAATGAGAGGGTCGTTTGCGGCAAACCGGATTCGCTGGATCATGTAGCGGGAGAAGGCGGGATGAATGCCTTCATAGCCGCACTGGTCGAGGACTTTGGAGACAGTGCCAGAGGGTTTGACGAGGGTGGTACGGATGGATTTGGGAATGCCTAGCTCGGCTGAGTAGGACTCGTTTTCCTTTTGAATCTCATGGTACACACTGTCAAGAGTTTTTGGATTGAATAGGCTGCTACCAAGGCAACCAGTGATGCCAGTCCCAACACGCCGATTTCTTTGAATAACGCTATCAATGTTTGGATCATGGTAGTTTTCGAGTGTAACACGCTTTCCGTAACGGTGCATCATGCGAGCTGCATACGCAAACTCCTTTTCGTCCTTGATATTCATCAAGGCGAGTTCCTGGAGGTTGCACGGCTCGTAACACTCGAGGGTGGCTTCAGCGCACGGATTTACAAGGTCGGCAGTGTCGCGGAGTGATTCGCCCATACGTCCGAAATGCTGGATGTTGTGGCGGTTGACTATGCCGAACGGCTCACCGTGCTCGTAGGTTTTCCAGAAGCTTGGGTGCAGGTCATCGATGTCTGAGCAGACCACACTGAAGTTCGCGCAAGAGCGGTAGCTTGGAATGGTGCCAAGATCCCAGCGTTTGGCACGGAGGTACTCTTTGTCCCAAGAGTCGCCGAGGATGATGATAGCGGAACGGCGGACGTTACCGGCAACAACCATTTCGCCGGTGGCGCAGATCAGGTCTGCTGCATCTATAGGTCTAATATGTCTGCCAGCACGAGTAGACAGGATAGAGCAAAGATTGCTAATGAAACGAACCAGCGGGAGAGGCCCAGAGGCCGTTCCACCAAAACCGCGAATAGGCTCACCAGCACCACGGACAACCACAGTAGAGTAGGTAAAGCTTTTACCAGTTTCAAAGTAACTTGCGAACACTTTCGAGGTAAGCTTGCACCAGCCTTCCCGACTGTCCGGCACAATGAAGTCCGCATCGCTGCAATTTGGGAGATGAATGATTTTAACATTGCTCTTTACTTTGGGGAGCTTGGAGACGTAGCGGTGTTCGACAGAAAGGCCGACACCACCGCCAAGCATGAGGAGGTCTTGGGCGGTGATAAAGTTCTGCCACTTGTCAGCAGAAAGTGCCCAGCAATTGTTTAGTGCTTTTCCGCCTATTCTGCCATGGGCAGGCGAGCCTGAGAACCAGAGGCCACGGCCAGCGGGGATCGCCTTGCGATCCAACATCAGGCGGCGTAAAGCGTTTTGTTCTTTTTCATCTGAGGTGTTACCTCGGATGACACGGTCCACAGTGTCAGACCAGTTTTCGAGAGGGCCGTTGTCTTTGCGTGCATAGGTACGCCTGTAGACAATACGGGATAGGTTACTCCATTCCATGAGGTTCCTTTGGAAAAGAGGGGCTAAAGCCCCTCTTTTCACTTGCCGATTTTAATGTAGATTCCACCGGTGAAGGTCGGCTGGACGCCGGTGGTCCCGTCAGGGGACTGGACGGCGGATTTGTTCAGAAGAACAGTGCCTACCAGACCCACATTGTCAGACTTGAAGTATTTCTTGACGCCTGGAATGGTGTTCGCCTGAACGCGAATGCCACCGCCAGTGCCCAGATTCAAGCCAACACTACCAGTGCCGTTTGTGGCGACACCAGCATCGGCCAAAGCAAACAACGCAACAGGACCGCTCACAATATCATGGGCGAAACCTGTACGAAGTCGGGAGGAAGACCCCAGCATTTCTAACGTGGTGATACTAAAGCTGTTGCCAGAAATGGGGGCGCTGTAAGCGAGGTAACCGTAGGGCTGGGTACCCGTGTAGCTTGCGAACCCAGCCCCGGTACTAATGGTCTGGGCGGAAGCAGCTACCGCAAAAGATAGAACTAAAAGTAGTTTCTTCAAAAGTTGCTCCTTTCCAGACCATTATAGCATAGAGGTCGCAAAGCGACCTCTATGCGGGACGCGCTGCTAAAAAGACAAGTTCAGGCCACGGCTGACCGTCACTACCCGGCTTGTTGCGAACCGGAGCTTCAAGCATTGCCTGTTCATTCACAAGGCTTTCCAGCCATTCAGTCATGGTTGCACCATCCTGCTTAATGCCGGTAGCATCCATGATTTTACGCAACTGCTCATAGGAAATCTTACGCTTTGCATCTGACTTGTCCTGCCAGATAGTGGTATTGATTTCTCGACCGGCAAACTCTCCACTGCCTCCAGCTACAATAGACTTGATCGCAATACGTTCTTTCTCTTCGCCAGTAACCTTATCGGGGTACTGTACCTTTTTGGCACTGATAATTTTACACTTCAAGACTGTACCATCAGGGATCTTCTTCATTCCAGGTACTACATCATGCAGGTTAACGTGTTCAAAATACGACATTGTTGTTGTTTTCTCCTTAGGGTTTAGGGCTTTCGCCCATTTTCGGTGCGTATGCATCGAAAATCTCGTTGATTCCAATCGGATTGCCTGACGGGTCAGTGATCAACCGCTCGTGGAAAGATTTGAAAATGCCGGTGCGATCATCAGTGCGCCGCATACCATCAGCGGCGGAGATCAGCACACGGCCTGGAACGCGAGTCGTGGAGCCATCGGGCTGCTTCACCACGCTGTTCTTCACGTTCAAGGATAACACAGAATTAAACATTGCGGTAACCGCTTCTGCCAGCGAGCCGGGCAGGTCCGGTACAATGCCAATCAGGTTGCCTGACTCGTCGTTCTTTTCTTTTTGGAGAGCGGTGACGATCAGGTCTTTCCGGTACTTGGCTTGGGTGTTCTCGTTGGTCAGATTGACTAGGCGGTTAAGCTGGGTCCGAACACATTCGCCCATGACTTGGTAGTCGGAGCGTTGGAGCACGCCGATCACGCGAGGACCAGCCACACGTTCCTTACTCGGAAAGGATAGCACATGCGGCTTCACAATGCGAGAAGCGTAATCAGTGACGTTGTCCAGGATCACACCACCATAGTGTTCGTCAGTGGCGAGGGAGGCGAGAAGCGTCTCCATCTCGTTCCAGGATGTCGGCATGACATAGTCGACTTCCTGGTCGTTGAGGGTCATGGTTCCGCCGCCTTCAGCGGCTTCGCTGGCAATAATTAGGGTCGGCTTGTTCCGGCGCTTGCGGGTGAACGCATCGAGGGAAGAAGCGAACTTGGTCTTTCCGAATTTGGCCGGAGCATAGATCAGGGCGCAGATTCGGGTGTCTGGGGACAGCAGGTTTTTTGTGTTTTTGACTTGTAGTGATCCAATTTGCATAATTTTAGTGTACCTCACTTTGTTCCATTTTCATACCAACTAACTTACCAAAAGTGTAGAAGACGTAGAAGGTCTTCAGGTGCTTGGCTGCCATAGCAAGACTGAGCTGTTCAATAGATTGCACAGGCATCTCCGCTAATTCAAGCTGGATGAGATTAAAACTCGCAACAAACTCAGCCAAGAGGTTCTTGTGTATTGATTCAGGAATAAATTCTTGATTCAGGTTTGCCTGGAGCAAGTCCTTGTTCGAGAAATACCAGTTTAGTGCTTCATCTTCGGTCATCATAACTTGTTATTCTTGCGGAGATTAGCTTTGCTAATCTCCGCAAGGGCTGCGTCGAACCTCAAAAAAGTCTTTTAGATCTTCGTTTTGCTCCATGATGAAGCGGGCATAGTAGGCCCGAAAGTTGTTGTTGAGCTTAAAGTCATCATCTTTACGCTCGAAACGGTAGTGCCACCGGAGCTGTTCCCATAGTGCACCGATACCGTAGTGCTGCCAACCGGCATCGCGTACGTAACGGGCCAACTCCACTAGCTTATCATATACGTTTGGGTTAGCGTCATGAAATTTGCGAAAGGCTTTGTAATGGTTAGAAGAATCGCTGATCGTAGGTTGAATGGGTTCCAGTGGTTGGGATAAGGTTGTCATAGCTGTCAATGGTGTAGTAGTGTCCATTTTCACATTCATAAAGGTTGTCGGGTGTACCGTCAGACCACACAAGGCGATCTACGGGGAGTGAGCATTTTGGGCAGTTCATAAGTTAGTCCTGCTTTAACTTCCAAAGATGATGGCCATCATTTTGAGCGATTAAGTTTGCAGGGTTAGGCATCACAGGCCAGTTCGGTGATTCAAATTCAAGTATAACCCGCGCCTCTTTACCATAACAATCAGTAGTTTCATAGATACTATTTATGTCGTACTGCTCATGGCCAAAATCGTAATCATAATACACAGGCAGATTGCTGTCAAACTTCTGGAGTTGTTCAATTAATTGTTGTACAGTCATAAGCATTTTTGCCAAGGGGTTCGTTTTCCGCTTGGAGTTTCAATATATACCGGAGTGCCGGAGGTTGTCAAGGAATCGAATTGACCGCGCAGATTCTCTGGAATCGAACCACGGTTCGGGTATTCAGTGGCAACCCAATAGATAACATCGTCGGGGCTGGACTTCGCCGCCTTGTACCGCTTGGAGCGGCAAGGGCGGCAGAAGGACGCAAACCCGTCAGGACGGTACTTGTCCTTCCCAAAGTTGTCGGAGAAGTTTTTACAGCTTGGGCACCATTTCATAGGTTCACCAATTTTACTTTTGGTAATCCCCTGCTGCATTCAATCGAAATGGACTCACGATTACACGAGGCTCAACATAAACCGGAGTTGGATATCCCTTTGGACTCGCGCACATAACCCACGTTCCATCTGCGCTCGGGGGCATAAACAACCCGTTAGGCTCAGACTGCGGAAGCGTGCCGTACGATGAGGTATAATTCTGCACGATCTTTTCTGGATTACTGAACTGGACGGCATATGGAAGTCCGTACCCGATGGAATCGCAAAGATGCCACAATCGACCTTGCATGTCTTGGATGTACGAGAACGTCGAAATCTCTTGATCCCGAAGTTCGTAAATCTTCCGAACCAATTTCTTTTCGGTGAAGTTAGTAATCCCCGGCATTCCTACCTGAGCATTGGCTTCCACAGACATTTGCTCTTGGCGGCTCTGCTGCTGCATGTCAGATTTTGGCGCGCTACTGCACCCGTCATCATTTGCGGCCATGAAGATCGCGCAAAACGGGAGCAAGAACCAATACCATTTGCGGTTCATCGACCACCCCCAATACTGTGAACAAAAGACGCTAACCCTGGGCTATTAGAAAGATCAACCGTAGATGACTCCGAGACAATCAAACTCCGAAGTGATTCTTTCTGGGGACCATCTGCTTTTTCATATTCAAAGCGAAGCTTGGAAATATACTCTATTTTTCCTTGCACATAACTGGGTGTGTTTTCAAACACTTCACGCCGTGCTTTTTCCTGCTTTGGTGCCCAGAACTCATATATGGTTAAATCGTACCCGGTGGTGATAAACGCAATGATCATACAGGCGGTAACAACCGCAATACAAACTACAAAAATCTTAAAGCTTTCTTTCATAGATTCTCTAGTGAGTATAGGATATCAGAACATTTGGATGCGATCAAGCGGTGTTCTGCTTGAGTGTCGGGAGACGTGCGTACGTCAACGTAGTGGAGCCAGGAACGGAGAGTGCCATTCATGTACAGGCGGCTGACTGTGTTACCTTCCGGTAACACAGACCGGGCCTGCTCTTTGGCAATGCCCAGTTCCAGGGCGCGGTTATAGGTGT